TGCTTGCCCCACTGGTCGGCTCGCGTGGCGTCGTCCACCGAGAACTTGGCCACCACCGGCTTGCGCCCCTTGCGCTTGGCCACGCACACGGCCACCGGGTTCGGCGTGCCCTCGCCCTCAAAGTATTCCTCGATGTCCTCGCACACGGGGCTGGCTTGCACCAGCGCCATGGCGGCATCCCCATACACGCTGGGCTTGCCGTTGATGACGGCGATGTTCTGCAGCGCCTGCATGGGGGCTAGGCCGATCTCATAGCCCCACTGCACGCAGACCATGATGTCCTGCGCCTTGCCTTGGTAGGCCTTGGGCACCATGGTGCTGGCCGCCAGCATCTTGCTGAATTCCATGGCCTCGCCGATTGTGGCGGGGGCAAACCCTTGCCGGTTAGTGAGAGACAGAGCCGTCATTTTGCTCCTCCAAAATTGACTGCAAAGTAACAAAGACCAGCGACGAAAAAGCCTCAACGACTGCCTCTGCTTGAGGATCGGTGGCCTGCGGGCATGCTTTAAGCAAGGCCGCAACGGCCAAGTCAAAAGCATGATCGACGGCCGGCGGCAAACTCTTCTTCATTGCGAAATTTCCTTAACTGCTAAGCTAGATTGACGAACGCTGTAGGCGGCCTTGGCGGCCACCAGCTTCTCGGGCTGGGCCTTGTAGTGGCGCATGGGCCAGCTAACTAGGTACTGTCCTGCCCTGCCCTTGGCGGCCTGCCCGAGCAAGGCCTTGAGTTCCATCTCGGCGGCCTCGATGCTGGCCTCGATCTCCCTCATCTTGGCCTTGCCCGCGGCGATGATCCCGGCTTTGGTCTCGGCTGCAGCCGGCAGTTCAAGCTCGGCCTCGTCGGCGGCCGACGGGTAGATGCGGTCGAGCTCCTTGCTGGTCTGCGGGGCGTACCACTCAATGCCGCCGGTCTGCCGGTAGGTTTCAAGGCGGGCCGCAAAATCATTGACAGCCCGGACGATTGCGGCCTGCGTTTCAGCGTGTGGCGAGAACAAGAACACGCGCAGCTCAATGCCTTGATAGAGCACGCACACGGCGCCCCACTTGTGGCCTGTGACCAACATCTGGCCCTGCAGTTGGATGGGGCCACGCGCCAAGTGGGGCACGTCCTCGGGCTGCGTCTTGGTCAGCTTGGCCTCGAGCACTCCGGGGCCGGAGAGCTCGATCTCTGGCGCGCCGACCACATAGATCCCCTTGGCCGGGTCTGTGCGGATCACCTGCGCCTCGCCGTATGCAACGCCGTCTAGGCTGCATTGCAGCGAGAGTGTGTTGTGCACATACGGCGCGCAGATGTTTGTGTTGTAGTTATCAATGCCCAGCCGCTTGCACGCTTCAGCCAGGATCACCGGCTCAAGCGTATTGCCCCACGCCATGGCTTCGTTGCCGATGTCAGGGCGCTCCTTGCCGTCAATGGCGTTGATGCTGTACTGCAGCTCATCATTGGGCGTGCTGTACTTGCTGAACCCCATCAGGGCCGGCAGGCGGGATGCGGACATCTCGCGGTCATCAGTAAGTTTGCCGGCCATGGCTTACTCCTTCAGCGCGTAGACGCGAACCACGCGGGCATGCGCCTGCGGATGTACGGCTTCGGTAAACCCTACAGCCCGAAAGGCATTGCTTCGGAACACCGCGCCCAGCACCGACGGGTGCATCTCAGAAGGCAAAGACACCTGGCTACGGATGTCATTGATGCTCACGCTTCCTTGCTGGCGGGCAATCGCAACTGCTAGTGCCCGGCATTGCATTAGGAACGCTTGCTCCCTGCGCTCAAACAAACCTATTTGGCTGTCGCGCAGCGTGCGTCCAAGGTAGGTTACCTGCATGTCTTCCACCTCAAAGTGTTGCCAAAACAACAACGAAGCCGAGGACGGCCACGGCATACAGGGCCAGGTCGGGGGCCTTATGGCTGCAAGCTTGTGGTTTTTTGAGGAGGCTCGCCTGCAGGCGCTCCTCTAGCCGGCTGTAGGTGATGCGGACGGGCCGTTCGTAACGGCTGCCGATCAGGACTTTCCCGGTATTAAAGGGAACAGGCCGGACACTAGATGTACTGTCTACCGCTCGAATAAACGGTATATACATCGTATCTGCTTTACGCGCAGACAGGTGTCCAGCTGACCGGGCACAGGGCCACACAATTCCAGTGCCCTGGCGAGCACTTGTCAGCTGTTCTTGATCCACTTTCTCTCCTTTCTTGGGCAGTTACCCTGCACCTTACAAAAACCAAGGCTCACAGAATGAGCCCACACCATAGGTGGGGCTCACGCCGGCTTGCCTTGGGCCTTCTTCCAGGCCTTTACGGCCTCATCCTTTCGGTTAACTTGCTGAAGTTCGGAGCGAGCCGACTCAATGGCCGAGCGAGCCGCCAAAATTCGATAGATTTCGGGCCGGTCATCATCCCACCCAAGCTTTTGCAGCTCGCGTGATAACTCGTTCAAGACCTTAGATGCCCACTTGATGTCGCTCTCAACAAGCACCGGCACATCCATGCGGCAGTTAATGCCCCGTCCCACCCGGTTCAAATACTTGACAAGCTCGGCGCGGTTCAGCCGGTCTGCTGCGCTCAAATGCTGGTCAGACATCTTTGCCTTCCATGCCTGACGCCGCACGCTCAATAAAGGCAGCTTTAGCGCAGGCTGCAGCTCGCCGCTCAAAACGGCGCCGCGCCCAGAGAATTAGCCCCGCTTGGCCAACAACTCCGGCCGACAACAGAGCCATCAAAATCCAGCAATCTAGTGTTTCGCAGATCATTTGATGCGCTTCAAAAGGTTAGACACTTGAGAAGCATGCCATTCGACATTGCCCCTAGGCGTCGCAACCCCACGCGCTGATAGGGCTTGCGCAATGTCGCGCAGCGTCTTGGCGCCCGATTTTTTTACGATGTCGCGCACCACCGGGCCGACCCGCTCGGCATATGAGTCGGCTTTTGCCTTGATAACTTGCACGCCCGCAGCGCTGCCGATCTCGGGCGTGGGGCTGCCAAGCTTGACGCCCTTGCGCTTTAGGCTTTGCAGGGCCTCGCTGGTGCGCTCACTGATGCGCTTGGCCTCATATTCAGAAAATACTGACATCATTTGCAGGAATGTTCTGTCTGCCTCCGGCATGTCGGCGCAAACAAACTTGATGTTGCTGTTAAGCAACGTCGAGATGAACTGGACATCCCTGGCTAAGCGGTCAAGCTTGGCAACCACCAGAACGGCCTTCTGCTTGCGAGCCAGATCCATGGCGGCGCCAAGCATGGGTCGATCTGCTAGGCGCTTGCGCGTGCCAGACTCAATTTCGGTGAACTCACCAATCACCGACCACTTGCCGCCATTGAGGAATGTACGCACCAAGTCGCGCTGCGCATCTAAGCCCAGCCCCGACTTTCCCTGCCGGTCGGTGCTGACCCGGTAGTAAGCGACGAACTTGCCGTTGTGAGGTGCCATCTTCAACTCCGTGGGGCGTCATCTGCCCGGTTGGTATGCGCCCATTCTCAGGCCTTGCGATATCGCTGTCAAGTATCCAAACATAGCCCCTGGATGGTGGCCCCCCTTCCGCACAAAAGCGCGGCCAATGTACAATTCGCAAACGATACCTTTGCGATATATGGCCAACCAACTACAACCCTTTTTGGTGAGGCTGCGCGCAGACACTCGCCAGCTGCTTGACAAGGCGGCGCAAGACCAGCGGCGCAGTCGCGCTTCAATTATTGATGAGGCGCTGCGCGAGCAGCTGCAGCCGCGCTACGGCCAGCTTGAGCCCCGTCTGCAGCGCTTTCTGATGGGGGCCAAGCAGTGAGCAAGCCCCTTGCACAGCACACGGTCGAGAGCCTGAAGGCTCGCTGCGTTGAGGAAGGCGATTGCTGGCTCTGGCAGGGCTACCTCACCAACAAGACGCCGCAGGTGTTCACCAAGGTGGACGGCAAGCGCGCCATGGTCAGCGTGCGCAAGCTGTTGTGCGAGCTCGCCACTGGCCAGCCCCAGCCCGCCGGCCACTACGGCAACACATGCGGCAACTACCAGTGCGTCTGCCCCGAGCACACGCTGTGGAAGGGCGAGGACGCGCACATGCGCTACATGGCCAAGCGGCGCACGGTGTCGCCCATGCTGGCCAGCAAGCTGCGACGCATCAGGGTCGAGGCCGGCCAGGCCAAGCTGGACGAGGCCAAGGCCCAAGCGATCCGCTTGAGCGAGGAAAGCGGCCCGGCTCTGGCCGAGCGCTATGGCGTGAGCCGCAGCCTCATCAACAAGATCAAGCGCGGCCTGGCGTGGCGCGTGTTCGCCGGCCCATGGCAGGGGCTGTTCAAGTGACGCACACCGAGGCCAACAAGCTGCTGGACATGGCCAAGGACGGCCAGCCGGTGCCCTACGAGGTGCTGGCCGAGGCGCTGTTCATGACGGGCGACGGCGCCTGTTGGCGTGATCTGCCCTGCCCTGACATCGAGGCCTTTCTGGACGCCCTGCGCAAGGAGGGCTTTCTGTGAGCCTGGCCATCTACTTCACGGTGCCGGGCGATCCACGCGGCAAGGGCCGGCCCCGGTTTGCAGCCCGCGGCAGCTTTGTGACCGCCTACACCGACGCCAAGACGCTGGCCTATGAGGCCGCCATTGCAGACGCCGGGGCCAAGGCCATGGGCGAGCGCCCTGCCCTCGAGACCCCGGTCAGCCTGCGCATTGAGTGCCACATGGGCGTGCCCAAGAGCTGGGGCAAGAAGGCCCGCGAGGAGGCTCTGGCGGGCTATGCGGTGCCCGGCAAGCCCGATCTGGACAACGTGGCCAAGGCAGTGATGGATGCGCTCAACGGCGTGCTGTACGCCGACGATAAACAGGTCTGCGTGTTGCGCATCTCCAAGCAGTACACGCTGGAGCCGCGGATCGAAATTTACGCATATGAGGTGCTCACATGAACGTGACCTACACCAAGACGGTACGCGATGACGAGGGCGAGATCGTTGAGATCGTGGATGTCTCCGGCATCGTGTCCGCGATGAAGGCCAAGACCCACCAGCTCGAGGAGATGCTTGCTTACGAGCAGAAGAAGTCAGAAGACCTGCGCGAGCTGCTGGACAACACCCGGCGCATCGCGCTGGACATGACCGACAAGGCGCTGGGCAGGGCTGCGTGAAGCGCCCATGGGTGCCATGGCGGCCCAAGTACAGCGGGCCGCTGCCCGAGCGCCCCATCCTCGAGCGCGCCGCCGCACGGGAGCTGCTGACCACATGGGAAGCGACCAAGGACAAGGCCCTGGTGGACAAGCACCTGGCCAAGATCGACAAGCTGTACGGCAAGGGCGCTGAG